GCTTCGGTTAAGCTATTCAACAGAGTTAATGGAACTCCAGAGCAAAGGGCAGCAGCACTAAAAAATGGAACAATTACAAGTGAAAACAACAAAATAGTAGAAGATCAATATAACCAGATGTTATCAAATCTTAATATTGCTACACCAACTGCTCCTGCCACAAGTCAACCACCGCTTTTCAGTCCAGAAACCGAAGCAACAATTCAAAAGCACCTACCAAGATAATGGCTCAAAATATTGATTTTCAAAAGCAAGCAAAAGACATTACTGATGCTATCAATGGTGCATCGTCTGCTTTAGAATCAGCAACAGACGAATCGCAAAGAAAGGAATTTTTGGATGATCTCGTCATGCTTAACCAAGCCAAGACAACGCTTGAAAAAGCATACTCAGATAGTAATTTAAATGAGCAAAATCAGTTAAAACTATCTAAAGAAGAATCAGCAAAACAACTTTCTGAAGGGTCATATGTATCAACAGAATTCCAACCAGTCCCTGTTAATGCAACATCGTTTGCTGCTTTTGCACAACCAGCTAAGGTAAATCTAGAACAAACACGTTCCAACTTAATTGAAAATGCAAGTAAGGTTTTTGGTGTTGATCCACAAAATATTGATGTTGATTCGGGATTAAGCGGGAAAGAAAGATTTGCACTTTCTGCATTACCAACAGATCAAGATCGTATAACATTCCTGGCTAGTAAGTATCCAAATATTGAACCAGTTGTAATTGATGGTAAAAATGAACTGTTTGTTAAAAAAGGAGAAAAACTTGTAAAGGTTGATGAATTTGGTAATTCGTTAGCAGATGCTGCATCACTTATATCGACTGCCGCAAAAGAAGTATTGCCTACAGTTGCCGCAATCGGAGGTGCGATTGCTGGTGCGCCAAGCATTCTTGGAGCAGCGGCATTAAGTACTGGTGGTTACGCAGCAACATCTGGATTGCAAGACATGGCAATCAGAAAAGCAATGGGTATTGATGCCCAACCGTTAGAGGTTCTAGGCAGGCAAGGTCTTACTGCTGCAATTTTATTTCCTATTGATATTGCAACAGCGGGAACAGCAAAGTTCTTATCTAGGAGAATGGGTAGACCAATTGCAAATGAGTTAAATAGAACACTTATTTCAGCAGAACAAGAATTTGCAAAGTCAGGATATGACATAAAAGTTCCTGTTGGAGCAAAATTTGGAGAGTCAGCACTAGAAGCACAAAGAACTCTTGCTCAGATGTATCCAAACAGCAAGAATGCTGCAAGGTTAAACAAAAATATGGAGCAACTTGCTTTCATAACGCAAGCGTGGAAAGAATCAGGAAACCCAGAACAAGTATCACAAATTGGTATTGCTAGATTAAAACAACAACAATCAAGTCTTATTGACGAAATTACTGGTAAAGATGAACGGGCAAAAAGAATTTTAACTGAACATTTTGATAGGAGGTTGCAGCAAATGCAGGTTCCTACTTTTGAAAAAGAACCAGTAGGAAATACTTTAAGTCAGTTTCTCAAGGAGGCCGAACAAACTGAAATACAGATAAACGAGAAAAATTATCGAGGTTTCTACGATGAAATGGATAAAAAAGGCGTAAGTGTTTCTTTTGATGAAGCAAAACGAAAAATCTCATCGTTGCTTTATGCAGCTAAAGAACAAGGTTTTAAAACAGTTGATGATAAAGGCATTTATGCTTTGATTGGAAGAATTGATACTCAGAAACAAAACTCTGCTTTAGCAAAAGAATTAAAAAACAAACTGCAAAGTGGAGAAATAAAACTGACACCTGAAATTCAAGATCAATTGGACAGGCTTTCAACTGCTGGTGATGCTTTTACATTTGAGGATATTTCTTCATTAAGGCAACAATTGGCAGAAGCAGTTCCAGAAGGTGGAGCGGCAGGAAAAGGAGATCCAGCTAAGAATCTTGCTTCTAAAATCTCTAGAGACTTTGGTGAGTATGTTGATCAACTTGCCAAGAAAAATGGAATGACTGATGAATGGAGTCGTGTAAACGCATCTCATGTTCAAGATAGATTGCTTTATGAAAGATCTTCGCCTGGAGCAATATTAAAACAATCACTGGGAGATGCTAGATTCACTCCTTCACAAATAGTTGATAACGCTATTTCTGATCCTAGAAACGTAAGAGATGTTCTTCGTGCCGTAAGTCTTAAAGTAGATGCTAATGGTAATTCAGCAGAACCAGCAATACGAGATCAACTCCAACAAGCTTATTTCTCACAAATCGGACTTACTTCAAAAGCGGGTATTTCGCCAACAAGCATAAAATATAACCCAGAAATGGTAACAACCTTGTGGGGAGATGTAAAAGGTGCTGGGATGGTTAAAAAATTAGATGAACTTAATAAAACATTCCAAGTCCAAAAATTAAATTTGGATAACCTTACCAAAGAAGACGTTTCTATGTTGTCATCTGCTCTTGGAGACACAGAAACAAGAAAGGTTATTTCTGCGATTGCTCAGAAAAAAGCACTTGAAAAAGAATCTGCAAAGCTAGCTGATGACAAAATCATTGGGTTAGCAATGGAAAACAGATGGGATAAACTTTCAAATGGAGAACTCGCCTCTTCTGCAATTTCTTCGGATGTGTCATCTGGAAGCGTTTCCAAAGTATGGTATTCAATGCCGATTGGAGAAAGGAAAACATTTTCTAAAGACTTCATGTATGAACTTCTTGGTTCTTATTCTGGAACTGGTAAACCTCTTGCAAAAGCACCATACATAACAATGCCTGATGCAGACAGATTTCTTAAAGATGTTGGTCAAGTTGCGGGACAAGCATCTACTCAAGAAGGCAGGGAATTATTAAAGAAGATGAAGTTAGTTCTTGGAGAGAATACCACTAACAAATTCATCTCCGCACAAAAAATGATTCAAGCATCACAAGTATCTGGACAAAAAATGGGCAAAGATGAGGTTAGAGCAGTTGTTGGTGCTGGTGGAGTTTCAGCATATGTTGCTCAAGGACTTGGATCGTTTGTCAATAATCGTCTTATGTCAGCAGCATATGGTATTGGAGCATTAGAACCTTTTCTAGACATCCTTGCTAGAGATGTTGGGTCAGCAGCAACAGAGAAAGCATATTCAAGTATGATTTCAAAAATGTTGACTACTAAAGCTGGAGTTTCTGCAATTACTGACGGCATGGGTAACGATCCAGCTTTTGCTGGAGCAATGACTAAAATGATTAGCGAAATTAAACAGAGCGAATCCAACGCACAAAACGAGATTGATAAAAAGCCTGTTAAAAAACCTTAATTAGAAATACAACAATCCCGCTCTTGCCAGAAGCATATCGTCAGCTATAAGTAGTTCTTTAAGCAACAAGTAAAAACAACATGAGCGACAACGAACTTCTTGAGATTGACAGTAAACAGGCAATTAAGGAGTTCTTTCTTGAAGTCAAGGAACGTGCGAAGTTATTCCCGCGCAACTCAATTGAGCATTACAATCCAAACGTAGCAGCACAGATTCTCTGGATGCTTGCACAGGGTGGACGTATTAGCGTCATTGCTAAGAAGTGCAAAGTATCGCATGAGTTAGTAAGGTCGCTAGAATGGCGGCATAACGACACTCTTGAGTCAAAGCGTAAGGAGTTCTCTAAACGCTACGCTATTGCTGCGGCTGAGTACACGGATCTTTTGTTCGAGAAAGCAGAACAATTGTCTAATGACCCAGAGCAATTAAAGATGATCTCGCCAGACCGTCTTGCTTTGACTATCGGTATTATGACAGATAAAGCGGGACAACTTTCCGGCATGGCAAGCACAATCGTAGAACATCGTAAGGGTGCAAGTATTGACGATGCTGCCAAGATGATTGCTGAGGCAAAATCTCGCATTGCTAATAAAATCAAGGAACAAGCAATTGACGTTGAAGTTGTTGAATAATGCAATGGCGTAATCATGCAATATTGCAACCTCCGTCAGACGACGAGATTTGTGCAATGGAACCAGATGAGCTTATGGACATCCATAAGGTTTATCACGAAGCTATTGATAACGCCGAAAGAGATCCGTACAGATATGGATTTAGATTACCACACTGGGAAAAGGCAGAAGAGCAACTCTCACAAGTCTCTGAGGTTCTGGCACTTGGTGGCAACAGGTGTCTTTCTCCAGATCAGTTAATCTATGATCCAGTTCTAGATAAATATACCGCAGTAAGCGAGATCAATGGGCCATTTCATGTATGGGCTTGGAATGGTCAAGAAAGAATTGTAGCCCGTGCGTTGCAACCATATTTAAAGCCTCAAGCCAAGACATACCGAGTCCTTCTAAGTAATGGTGACTCTGTAACGTGTTCGGCGGCACACAGAGTTTCAACTCCCTTTGGATGGCGTTCCGTAACTGACATCTCGCTCGGCGGCGTTGTATCTCTTCTTGGGAGTAATTCGCAGGTTTTTTCGGGCGTAAATTGGCAGCAAGAATGTTCGCCTTTCCTTGCTCCGTCCATTTCGGGACGTTTCCCTTCAAGGTTGCGGCTAAATGTTTTGCGTTTGATTCAAAGAGTTCTAGATTTTCTAGACGATTGTCCGTCTTCACCCCATTTTTATGGTGGACAACTTCCGTCTTTAGTAAGAATCGACCCAAGTCTTTCTCGACCACAAGACGATGTTCTAAAATGTAGTGAGTATGCTTCTTTGCATTTGGGTGACCATAAGAATAAATCTCAATGTACCCATCTTTATTCTCCGTCCGTCCACCCTTCCATCCCTTGTGAAGGTGACCATTGCGAGGGCCACTGCGAGGCATTTGAATCTCATGCTTACTACAGAGTTTTGAAATCCCAGCAGTTGACCACCTGCGACCGCATTTTTGAAAGGCTAGGTTGGATATCTCTTGGAGTGTCTGACCTTGTTCGATCAGTTTTTTTAATTCGTCACCCTGTACAATGTGTTCTAAGATTAATTTCATGTGCGTTGATTAAGCCTTATGAGGCAATCATTGTCAAGGTTTATGATAAACAAGTATGCGACATATGGGACATAGAAGTTCCAGAGACAGGTAATTATTTTATTGGTGACATTTTGCAAAAAAACTCGGGCAAAACCGCATGGGGTTCCTATTG